GCCGCGCTGGCGGAGAAGGGGCTGAAGAAGAAGCAGTCCAACGGCATCCAGTGGCTCGACATCCGCCTGATCAAGGGCGTGTCCGACTTCGTCGATGCGCAGGGCCATGTCCGCGCGGTGCTGGACGACGATGCCGATGCGGGTCGGCGCGAGGACGACGGCCTGCCGCCCGATCCCGGCTTCGACGACATGCCGCCATAGGCGGTGGCTTGCCTATCCTTCCGATTTGGAAGGGTGGCGGAATGTTTGCGGAAGGGAAAAGGCGCGGATTTCTGCGGCTTTGGAAGGGTTGGAAGGATCATCGGCATGTTGCGGCACAAGTGCGCGCATGCGCGGGCGCAGGCGAAGCGAAAATTACGTGAAAGCTTCCAATCCTTCCAAACCTTCCATCATGAGAAAAAAAAGGCTGTTCTATAATGAGTTACGAGGGTGATCGGGGCGGAAGGTTTGGCGAGGATGCTTCCGAGCATGGAAGGGTCACCTTTGCGGCCGTCGAACAGCGCCTAGTCGAGGCGATGATCGTCTGCTGGCGCCATGGCGACCGCGAGGCGTCGTGGCTGCACCTGAAGTCGGGATGGCCCGAGGTGCTGCGCGAGATCGCCGCGGGCGACTGGGGCGGTGCCGGGATCGACGGGCACTCGGCCGCGCCGATCCGTCCGGCCTCGCTGACGCGGATCGAGGTAGCGGAGATGGAGGAGGCGTTCGGGTGGCTCGATGCGGTCAGCCCCGAGGATCGCCGCATCGTCGGCATGGCGCTGGCGCAGCTGGCCAGCGGCAAGCGCGAGGTGTCGTGGCTCAAGATCATGCAGCGGCTGGGTCTGGCGCACGGGTCGGAGGGGTTGCGCAAGCGGTACGGGCGGGCGCTCACCGCCATCTGCCACGCGCTCACCCGCCGAAATCCTAGCGGCAGCGTGTCAACGGGGTGAAACTGCCGCTGCTGCAAATTCTCTTGTCCGCCTATTGCCTCGAAATCGTCTATTGCTTGTCAGGCTGGGACGGACCTTCGGGAACGGGACGGCATCCTCTCCTAAGCCTCGACGGGCACCGCAGCTTCGGCTCCGGTGCCCGTCGCGTTTTCCGGGTGCGTGCGTGGGTCGATTGAAGAGCCTGCCCTCGCGCATCGGTGCGCTGCCGTCGCGGCTGCAGGCGCTGCCCGCCGGTGACCGGCAGGCGTTCGATCGACGGCGCGACGAACAGGGCTGGCGCAAGTGGTACAAGACGGCGCGGTGGCAGAAGCTGCGCATGGCGGTGCTGCTGGCAGACTTGTTCACCTGCCGCATGTGCGGGCGGGTCGAGGCGGACACGTCGAAGCTGGTGGCGGATCATCGCCGTCCGCATCGCGGTGACGAGCAGCTGTTCTGGGACGAGAGCAACCTCCAGTGCCTCTGCAAGCCATGCCACGACGGCGCGAAACAACGGGCCGAGGCCCGCGGCGAAGCCTGACGGGGAGGGGGGGGTGTAAAGTCCGGAGGGGTCGCGGCCCCTAGACCACTGGTCCTCTCACGCGGAGATTTTATTTTGTCGGATTGGGATTTTGACCTGCTGGGCGATCCCATCCCCGACGGGATCGGCAAGCGGGGCAGACCGCCGCATCTTGTGACGGCGGAAAACCGACGCAAAGTCATGGTGTTAGCGGCGTTCGACAAGAACGAGGCGCAGATCGCCGCGGCGCTCGGCATCAGCGGGCCGACGCTGAAGAAGCATTATTTTCGGGAACTGAAGTCCCGGCTGGAAGCGCGTCAGCGGCTGGAGGGCAAGCTCCTCGGAGCGCTGATGAAAGAGGTCGACGCCGGGAACGTCTCGGCAATAGACAAGGTGTTCAAGCGCCTCGACCGGCACGACCTGGCGATCGGTGTCCAACCGGCCGCAAAGGCGCGAACGGCAAAGGCGCCGAAGCTCGGCAAGAAGGCGCAGGCGGAGATCGATGCGCAAGACGTGACAGGTGAGGGCCGGTGGGGCGCTCTTCTGAACTAGGCTGGCGCTTCGCTTGCCCCGACTGGGTCGAGCGCCTGCGGGAGGGCCGGTCGCTGCTGCCGGAGCTTCCACTCGACATGGTCGAAGCGGAACGGGCCGTCGGCATCTTCAACGAGTTGCGGCTTCCCGACGTGCCCGGTCAGCCGCGCATGGAGGACGCTGCAGGCGAGTGGGGCCGGGACATCGTCCGCGCGCTGTTCGGCTCGATGGCCGAAGACGGACGCCGTCAGGTGCCCGGCATCTTCGCCATGGTGCCGAAGAAGAACGCCAAGACGACCAACGGCGCCGCGATCATGATGACCGCGCTGCTGCTCAACAAGCGGCCTCGCGCCGAATACCAGTTGATCGGACCGACGCAGGAGATCGCCGACACCGCATTCCAGCAGGCGGTCGGGATGATCGAGGCGGACCCGTTCTTGAAGCGGCGTTTCCACGCGCAGGAACACGTCAAAACGATCATCGACCGGGTCACTAAGGCTCGGTTGAAGGTCAAGACGTTCGACATGAAGGTGGCGACCGGGTCCAAGCCGGTCGGGGTGCTGATAGACGAGCTGCACCTGATGGGCAGCATCTCCTACGCGGCGCGCGTGATCGGGCAGCTGACGGGTGGCATGATCGCCAACCCGGAGTCGTTCCTGATCATCATCACGACCCAGTCGGACGAAGCGCCGGCGGGCGTGTTCAAGTCGGAACTCGATTACGCCCGCGCGGTTCGCGACGGGCGGATCGAGGAACCGCGGATGCTGCCGCTGCTCTATGAGTTCCCGGAGGTCATGCAGACCGCCGACGACAAGCCATGGCGGGATCCTAAGCTGTGGCACATGGTGCTGCCGAACCTCGGCCGCTCGATCACCATCGACCGGCTGGTGTCGGAGTATCGCACCGCCAAGGACAAGGGCGAAGAGGAGGAGCGGCGCTGGGCGTCGCAGCACCTCAACATCCAGATCGGCCTGGCGCTGCATACCGACCGATGGCGGGGCACCGACTACTGGTCAAAGGCTGTCGATGAAACGCTGACTGGCGTCGACGATCTTATCGCCCGGTGCGAGGTCATCGTCGCCGGTGTCGACGGCGGCGGGCTCGACGATCTGGAAGGCTTGGCGCTGATCGGTCGCGAGACCGGCACTCGACGTTGGCTCGGCTGGTGCCGTGCGTGGGCGCAAGACGACGTGTTCCGCACCCGCCTGGAGATCGCGCCGCGCTTGCTCGACTTCGTCAATGACGGTGACCTGATCAAATGCGAGAGCCCCACCGACGACATCGTCGGTGTGGCCGACGTGCTGGAGAAGGTGCTCGATGCCGGGCTGTTCCCGGAGCAGCACGCGATCGGGCTCGATCCGGCTGGTGTGTCGGCGCTGCTGGATGAACTGATCTTCCGCGGGTTCGCCGAGGAGCAGCTCGCCAACGTGACGCAAGGGTTTCGCCTGTCGCCGGCAACCTGGGGGCTGGAGCGCAAGCTGAAGGACGGCACCTTCGTCCATGCCAAGCAGGCGATGATGGACTGGTGCGTCGGCAACGCCAAGGCCGAGCAGCGCGGCAACGCAGTGCTGATCACCAAGGAACAGGCGGGCAAGGCGAAGATCGATCCGCTAATCGCTCTCTTCAACGCCTTCATGCTGATGAGCCGCAGCCCGGAAGCAGCGGGCGGGCCATCTGTTTACGAAGACCGCGGGATCCTCGAAATTGAAGTGGATGCACTCTGATGGGACGTCTGACCAACGCCCTCAGGGCATTCGCCGCACCGCCCGAGATCGGCGCGCAGCACGGCTATGGACCATCCTCGAGCGTCGGCGCGAACGATGGTTGGTTCGTCCGCATGTTGGGAGGCGGCCCCACCAAGGCTGGCGTCCAAGTGTCGGAGAGCAACGCGCTCTATAGCCCGACCGTGTTCGCGTGCGTGAACCGCATCGCGAACCCGATCGCCAACTTCCCCGTCGGCATCGTCCAGCCGGACGGGATCGGTGGTTGGACGCGGGTCGACGAGCATCCGATGTCGCAGCGTCTTGCGCTGCGACCGAACGACAACATGTCGTCGCGCACCCTGCGCAAGACGACGCAGGGTCACGCCCTGCTGTGGGGCAACGGGTACCAGGAGATCGAGCGTAACGGTCGCGGCGAGGCGGTAGGGCTTTGGCCTCTGCTGCCCGACCGCACCCGGCCGCACCGGAAGGATGAGCGCATCGTCTTCCGGACGAACATCGACGGCACCGTCTACGAACTCGACCAGGCGAACGTCGCGCACATCATGGACCTGAG